TATATTTGTAAGGGATACCCAAATGATTATAATGTTCGCTGTAGTTTATGTTTGTAAATTGGTGTAGGTCTAATTGATAAAGTAAGTAGTCAGTGCTAACGGTACTATCCATCAATCAACCCCTCTTAAAAATGTATTTATTACAATTGTGTTAAAGTGAAACATCTTCCATACCCGCTGTTCTTAAACGGGTAATATGTCCCAACATAAAGTTTTTGCTTTCAAGCCCTTTCATTAAACCTAACCATTTGTTACGTATTAATGCGACTTCGTTAATAATACAATCAAAATCAATAACTTCTTCTTCACCATCTACATACTTTTCAGCATCACGACTAGTTAACGCACGATTATAACCTTCAAGATATTTTTGAAAGTGTTTACGGCGTATCTTACGTAATTGTATATTAAGATAGTTGAGAACAGCCTCAATCTCTTGTAATTGATTGAAACGATGTTCTGTTAACCCAGGTAAATCGGCAAGATTCTTTTCAACCTTGCCTTTTACACTGATTTCAAATTTAGCACTACGCAATTCGTTTTCATAATAATTTATGAAATCGGGAATGTTAGCCAAACTATCAACTATCTTACTATACCAGTTCAAGTATCACCATTAATAATCGTCTTCGTCTTCTTCGTCTTCGTAATAATCGTCTTCGTCATATTCTTCATCATATTCTTCGTCATCGGTTTCATGTTCAGCGTTGTAATCTTTTAGTGCTGCCATCATAACAGTGTCACCACGAAATGCTTGTTTAATTTCGCTAGAGTCAAAGTTATAATCAACTAACACATCAATAATTTTACCAGCTGCTTCACGTTGTGTAACTTCATCAAAATCGTATTTTAACTCATTCCAAATTTCTGCTACAACTTCAATACTCATTCTTCAACTTCCTCCGTAATTTTATTACTTATCTTAGTTGAACTATATTCTGCCATTACTTTATCTAAACAGCCATCTTCATTGCTTTCCCAACCTTTACGGAAGTATTTGATTACTTCGCCATCAGTTGTAACATATTGTAAACGGTTGCCTTCTTTTGTAAGTAATCCAGCCTTTTCAAACATATCTAACAAACCTGAATATGGATTCATACCTGTTTCATATGGAATCTTTACTTGTACACTTTCAAAAGGTTTAGCATAACGTGTTTTCATTACTTTACAAGCAGCACGAATACCACGTACATCGCTGATCTTATTGCCATCGTCATCTTCTTTTAATTTAAGTTTACGCATAGCAACAACAATACTACTAGCATAGATAAAGCCTTGACCACCACTAATCTTATCATCGGGATCAAACATATCTTGACTTGCGTATGTGTGATTAGTAGCAACTAATCCAACGTTGTGACTACCAAACATATTAACACAGTTACGAACTAATGATGTTAGTGCTTTGGGCTTACGACCCATGTCACCTTTCATATCACCGGCTTCAAACTGGTTAACGTCAGTTGGAGTTAACAACATACCAAGACTGTCAATAATGAACAATACTTTTGGTTTATCATCTCCAGCCATTGCTTTGTATTCTTTCATAAACTCACTAATAGTTTTAGCAACGTCATCGATCATTGCCATGTTAAGTTTAAGAAGTTTATCTTCACTTGTGTCAACACCCAATGCGTGTAGCCAGGGTTCGTCAAGTGCGTTTTCAGTATCAATCAACACAACAAAAATACCTTGTTGTTGTGCGTGACGTACTAAGTTACCTGAACAGATATAACTTTTGCCACTACCAGATTCACCTGCAAACACAGTTACCTTACCAAGCGGTACACCTTTGTTAAAGTCACCGCTAATAGCAAAGTTTAATGCGTGATTGCCTGTGTTAATCCAATCTGTGGGATCGTTAAAACCAATACTAAGTCCATCAATAGCCTTAGTAATGCTTTTACGAAATTTACTTGCGTCAAATGGTTTCGTCATCTTAAATTCCTTTTACTTTCTTTAGTTTAACAACATTATCAATTCTGTCAAGTATATCTGGTGAATTTTCTGCAATTCTTTCCAAATCATAATCAGTTGGATAATGTCGTAGTACGCTACGCGCACGGTCACGAATAATTGAAGGTACGCGAGGAGTTTTACCTGGATCGCAAAGTTCTTCTAATAATTTTTTTCCGTGTTTCATTGCACGGAATCTTTCGTTAGGTAATGTCATGGGATTTCCCTCATATAGAAAGGGGCAGAGTTACTGCCCCTAACGCCTTAGGCTTTCTTTTGTCTTGCGCGAATTTGCGCTAAAATGTCTTGAGCCTTATCGCTTGATGTTGCTTTTGGAACAACAACTGGGCTGCTTGCGCTTACGTCTTCATCTTCATCAGAAGTAGAAGTTGTAATTACGGTTGGCGCAACTGTAGCTGTTTCAGTTGTGTTACTATTAGCAGGAGCCTCTAGTCCATATGGACGATAGTATGCACCCCACTTGTCATTGTCGTATGGACGACCATCAACGCTTGCCTCAAACATTTCTTTGATTACACGTAATTCAGCCTCGCTAGGTTTCTTTGGTAAGAAATCTTTAAGATTGAATAAACCATGTGCTTCAATAGCTGCTGCTTCGGCTTCTGTTAATGCAGTCTCTTTACGAGCCCAGTTAGATGTTGAATAATCAGCATAGCCACCTTTGCTTGTTTTCTTGATGTTAAAATCAAGACCACTCATATAGTCAGTTGGAATGTTTTCCATTTCAGGATCCATCAAACTTGATTTAATGATTGTAAAAATTTGTGGACTAATAACAAATCTACGAATTGGATTTGGTGGAGTTTTGTCATCACCAAGTGGGTTTGTGCGTACAAAACCTTGGAACAAATAACTGCGTTTCTTCCAATACTTATTTGCCATTTCTTTTAATGTTTCATCTTTATACCAAGGACGAACCTCAGCAAGAATTGGACAGTTTTCACCATACATTTCTACGCATGGTACTTGAACTTGAATTTGTTTTACGTTGCTATCACCTTTGATTCCATTAAATGGAAGTTTGATGATTTGTCGTTCTACCCAAAAGAATGTGTTATTGTTATCTGCGTCTGGTAAAAAGCGAATTGTGGCAGTAGTGCCTTCACTCATATTCCAGTGTGGATAGATTGCACCATCTGATTGTGCGTTTTGACCTTTAGTTTGACTTTTGTTTTCTTGCGCTGCGATACGAGCGCGGATTTCTGCTAGACTAGCCATTATGTTTCTCCTTGTAAAATGTGCCTATGTTGAGCCTAAATGTGTTTTATATGTCGTTGTCGGAGACAACTAACACACTTCATAAATTATATACATAACTTATTGATGTGTCAAGAGTATTTATCATTATGTTGGGAAAATAGATTTTTTTATATTGTTTTTGGTGTTTTTAATGTGGCATTTACTCTGCGCACACTATGACTTATTCCGCAGTATTGATTACACTTTGCCATAACATTTCGTACCATATCAGTGCCATACCAAAATAATTTTAAATCGCCTTTTTTATTTAGTTTAAATCCTGGGAACTTATGTGAGAAACATAGTCGTGCTACACCATCCATGTCAACCATGATGTTTCTGTTATAACTATTACAAATTAATTTTTCAGTTCCTCTACCATTCCAACCCAATAATGCGTCTTCGTTCTTATGTACACTATCGTGATACATTTCTACGGTATCAATATATTCTGGGTCTAGGTTAAGTTTATATTTCTTATTACATTTATGTAGTATCTTTTTTAATTCTACATGGTCACGAATCACATTGTTTTTATAAAACTTATCTGCTCTTTGTTGACCTTGTTTGTCAATTAATGTGCCGAACATTGGTTGAAGCCAATTTAGTTTTAGTTTGTCTGCGCCTAACTCATTTAATACAAAATTATAAAACTTATCTAAGTCTCTATAATTTTGTTCACACATAACTGACATTGCGTATATTGGAGTTGTTTTGTTTAATAACTTTCTGGCCTCTAATAATAACTTAATAGCATTTACAGCCATGTCATATGAACCAACTATGCCTCTAGTTGAATCATGTACTTCTGCTTTATAGCTATTCAATGATATTGTAATTTCTGTTGGGCCTTCAGTGATTAATCTTTTAGCAAAACTTAAATCAGTTACCATTGTGCCATTCATGACTGATAAACAGCCTAACCCTAACGCTCTGCATTGTCTAGTGATAGGCCAATATCTTTCTGGATTCATCAATGCTTCACCTCCACATATAACAATCTTACCATTAGGATTCAATTCATGGAATTCGTTAATGATTTCATTACGCTGTTCTATAGTAATGTGAGTAGGCAATACTACTTCTTTTCTAGTCCAATACATACATGTTTTGCATTTAAGATTACATTGCAAATTAGTATCTAAAAATAAAAATTTAGGAGGATTGTTCATTTTATAATTAATACAGGTTTTGGTTGTGTGCCATATAATTCATCACCTGATAGTAACCAAGTTTTTTCGTGTTTGATTTGAATCTTTGGATCGCCCCAAATAGTGTATCCTAACTTTGATGCTTTATGACAGAAAGCAAGATCCTCAGATAAAAAATTATTTTCATATTCGTGGCTAATAGGTTCAAACCAAGGAAATTCCATTGACTCAAATACGCCTGCTTTAACTGCCATAAATCCCATACCACTTGCGCCTAATTTAATTCTATCACTATTTGTATCTAGTTGATTTCTTTCTATCCAATGCAAATGTGTAACATCACCAGTTTTTTCTGTTTTGAATTTAATTGCCTGTGCGTAAGTTATATTATCGTGTTGCATATAAAATCCAGACACAATCTTATGATCATTGTTACTTATTAGTCTGCCTAAATCTTCAGGAGTCCAAATGCAATCATTGTCTATCCAGACTATCCAATCGTATTCTACTAGTCCATTAAATGGTTTAAATGTTTTATCTGGTCTACCTCTACCACCTAATAACCAATTTCTACAATTATATATTATAGGTGTATATGCGTTGACTGTTTCGTATTCTATTTTATTTCTATGTAATGACTTGACTGTATCATTCCAAGCAGATAACCAATTTTTACTGAAGTAATCACCTGGTAAACAAAATACTAATTTCATTAAATTATTTAATGTGTATTTTGAATACTTTAGATTTTATTATAGGCTGCTAAGTGTGCTAACTGCTTCAACCAAATAACGTACCGCTATTTCGGCATCGGCTGTTTTTAATTGGGCTTGAACATCTTTTAGTTCATTAAGTATATCCGTACCATCTTGTACACTTAATTCGCCACTTTTAATTTGCGCTTTTACGCTTTCTACCTGATCTAAAATATCTTGTGCTATACTCATAGGAATCTACCGCTCCATGCTTGTCTTACTACTTTCAATCTTAATTTGGCAAGTTTCAAATAACTATCACATACTGCTTTTGATTTAGCATTACTTGCTTTTTCCAAATTTGATTGGATACCAACTACATTATCTAATTGTGGGTCATTGCGAAACTTACTGTATTCAGCAAGTTTCTTAGCATCCACAGCAGCCATATCAAATTGACCATTTATATCTGTACAATCTAATTCATCAACTTCTATCTGTAATTCAATATAATTGCCACCTAATACTGGGTCATATTTTGTAGGCATGATTTTATATAGAGTAGAACAGCCTGTTAAACTTACTACTGCTAATAACATAATAACTTTTTTCATTTTAAACTCCGCTTAGTTTTTTAAGTCTACGAATTTCTGGGTCAATACTTTCTGCGCCAACTAATTTACCACGCAAGTTCTTTTCATTTTTACCTACTGGTTCGGTTGGGCCTAATTGTCCTACACGCTTTTGATTGGCATCTAGGTCTTCCGCCACACCTTGCTGTTTACCGCGAACAAAATAATACACATCAACGTCTCTGTTGGCGGCATTTAGTTTGTTGGCGTAATCTTCTGCCTCTCGATCATTATTGAATGTTTTTACTACTTCGGTTTCGTGGTCTCTTTCGCCATTTGGATACAATGTAGTATCTTGGCGATAAACGATCCATGACATAGTAGAGCCTTCCGCCACACCTTGTTCCCAGACATTTTGTTTAGGACGGTGTTTTGCCCAAAATCCAGCACCTGCATCTGTTTGTCGGCCACTGCGGCGTATTTTATAACCTTTGCTTTTTACATAGTCGTACATGGTAGCGGCAATGCCTTGACCTTGATAGCGTTCGTCTACTTCTAAATCCTGCGGTAGTAAATATTCTCCGTCTTCCACAAAAATCACATGGCCCAGTTCACGACCATTTGCCATGGCTCGCACCATGATTTCGTCACCTTCTAGGTCCATGTCAATGTCTATGCCGTTGAAGTTCTCGGAGCCTTCCGCCACACCTTTGCTCATAGTAGGACCTGTTGTAGGTAGTTCTTCAAACTCAGCGTATGCATCAAATACATCCTTATAGCCTTGTTGCTGGGCTAGTTTGTCAAAGTAATTGTATGATACTCGGTATTTCTGCATTAGTGGTTTTAATGCATCTGTTGGGTCAATGTCTGGATAGCCCTGTGTTAGTGCAGAAATAACTTCTGGCCAGCTTGGACCACCAGAGCCTTCCGCCACACCTTCTTCACCAACTAATTCTTTAGTTTTAGCATTATCATCCAGGCCCATATCTTTTCTCATTTGTGTATAGGCTTGTTTAAATTTATCTTTTGTTGACGGCATTCTAGCGGCATCATATGCTTTTGCTGCTCTTTCTTCTGGACTTGGCTTTTTCTTTAATATGTTAAAATTTATTTCGTCAAGTTCACTTTCTGGAATAGATTTTAAATCAGTGGCTTCTTTAAATTGTCCATATGGCATATCAGCATGTACCGTTGGATCAATCTTGTTAAGCATTTCATGTGCTTTCTTTGCTCTTAATTTTAATGGATAATCTTTTTTACGTAAAAATTCTAATAAGTCAGCCAATAAATAAGTTTCCCACTCATCACCATAACGACTTACATATTTTTCTTTTACATTGCTTATGTTTGGTTTAGCAACACCAACATCTTTTCCAATAAAATCCCCCATTAATCCATCATCACTAGGTGTTAATTGTACTAC